GATGCTGTCTGAGCCGCACCTACAAAAAGATTAAACTTACCATTAGTGTAAGTAATACTGCCCGCGCATGACGATATCAGACCTTCTAGCACACCTTCACCTGATGCTGACATATTGGTAAACCCATTAGCACGGTATCTTTTTTCTGTAGTTGAGCCATCTGCAAGTGTCACATCTTGGTCACAGGTATTAGCCGCAGAAGCAAAACCACCGCCCGCCGTTGTGTCGTTTACTTCATCTGATGTTGCTTTCAAACCGTATGTTGTATCTGTTATGTAATCTCTAATAATCAATGCGGGATTGTCAGACCATGCATCAGCCGCCGCCGCATCTCTTGGGTCATGTACTTTCTTGCCTTTTATCTTAAATGAGATATTAGGTATGTTTGGAAGTTTCTCTGGGTCATATATCATCTCAAAGTAGAAGTAAGCACAATCTTTGAATTTGTGTGTATCAGGCACAAATGAACTACCAAGCGTTGCTCTAGCTAAACCGTCATGTGCGTTTTGTGTCCCATCATGGAATGTAAATCTAATTAAACGACCACTTCCAAATGAGTTGTTATTATTGGTATTCGTAAATTCAGATGATGTAACTGTGTGTACTGTCTCACCTGATACTGTAGCAGATGAAGTTGTTACATCTGTGTCATTTAGCCTTACGCCTGTTTGTGAATCTACCGCATGACCCGCAACCACAATAAACATGGATAGCCTGTTGTTATCAGTACCAGTTGTGTTTATTTGAGTCATGATGCCACCTACTCGGCACTCACCATAGATAATTTGTCTTGGTGCTATTGCTGACCTTGTGGTGACTTTTGTACCAAAATTATCTCTTGATGCTTCTATACCTTTTGATGTCAATTTTCCAATAACACCCGCCGCAAGTGTACCAATGAATGTTAATTTCGCATACGCAAAAGCTGTAGCCGCCGCACTGCTGAGAGTTGCACCGATTGGGGCGAAACCACCAGTGATTCCTATTGAACCCAAAAAACCAACACCTGTAGCTACAGCGAATACAACAACTGCCGCTACGATTGCTTGTTTTACTTGTTTAGCCATCTATACGCCACACCTTGATTGCTTTTTCATTAGGCAATACTGTAAATCCATCATCTGTCACACAAACTATATTCACGCCATCACATATTCCAACATTTATGTCTGTACCGTCATACACCACCAAATCACCCGCCGTCATGTATGCGGGTTTTATTTCTTGTAGACCTTTGTTTTTGCACGCTTTGTCTATGCTTTTTATAAGGTTACCACCATATTTTTTTATGGCTTTGAGTGCTGACACTTTGCTTGTCCACTTAACTTCACTTGGTATCATGGTTTTCCCTGTCATGGCTTTTATTGCACCATTTGAGAAACGGCAACAATCCCATGACCCCCACTTGAAGGGCTTGTTTTCAACCTCTTGAAAATAGTTGAACAGCAGTTCATTCCAGTTAGCTTTCTTTTTCATGCTCTTATAGCATTATCCTTTTCTATGCCATCTCTACCTCTGTTATTGCGAGGTACATTTTCTTTCTGAGATGACTTGCCCCATATAATATCCATGTCTTGTATCTGTTGCACAAACTTGAATGATGTATCACTTGATAAGATATGCTTTTGACTTTCTAGTGTGTATCGCAAATGAGAGGGTCTATTCAGGTCTACAAGGCGATTCTCAGCGTTTATTGTAATAGTTGCACCCTGTGTGTCATCATTGATGGAAAGTGCTGTCATGCGCCCCTTAAACATTGTCATAGTACCCGCTACTTCGTTACTGCCGCCCATGAGAAAAACTAAAAATATTGTTATGAGTCTGTTTTGATAGTTTTCGTTCAATGCGTAACTCAATACAGTTTCGTCCATTCCTGATAGAGTCACTATAGTTCCTGTGCTTGAAAGTTCTGCGGTATCTTCATTACCGCTAATACCTAGTAATGTACCCGCACCAGTGTATGTCTCACTTGCGATAGTTGCATCACCTACACCTGACCATACCCTAATATCAGAAGTGTCAAACTCGGCTTTCACAGCAACACCCATGATTTGATGGTCGTCAGTTAATCTTGATGTGATGGCGGTATCAATGCCTGACCTAGTAGCCATTAGATAACCTCTGTGCAAGAAAAAGAAAATACATAGTTAGAGTTTCTATTTGCTGACCACTCTACTATGTTGCTGTCTAATCTAAATTTTCCCTTTGGGCTTGCAAATTTTACAAAATGCCCTGATGTTATATCTGCTCTAAGTTTAGGTTCTGTGCCTACAGATATTTTATTTAGACCGCCACTAACTGCTGTCTGTGTAGATAATTCAGTAACTAGCAATAACTGTTTAGGCGTACCAGTAGTAGATGCTGAATCTAAAACACCGAGATAATCTCCCACAGCTATTGTACCCGCCGCACTGTTAGTGCTTGCCGTCAATGATAGACCTGTAGCGCCTTTTACATTCTGTTGAACTTTACATGATGCCGTATTTGATTCTGTTGTGAATGTGCTTGTAGTCACGACTACTGTTGCGCTTGTTACTGCACTTATCTTATGTGTGCCATTGTTATCTTCATTAGTAGCGCCTGTTACGAATATGTAATCACCTACCAATGCGTTACCGAATATAGAATCACCTGATGTTATGGTACTGCTTGAGAATGATAATGTGGTGCTTGTGTCTGTGACTCTAGCCGTTGCAATCAAATCATCTTCATCATAAGTGCCTTGATTCGTGAGTGCATCTGGGTCTGTGAATTGAAAGAAATTAGTTGACCCTTTTAATCTTGTTAGCCATGACTGCCAGTTAGCCGCGACACTTCTTCTCATGGGTGGCAGTGTCACCTGTGCTTGCCATAAAACCATGTCATATTCCTGTGTGCGTTGTTTACCTGTGAATGGTGATACTGTTTGTCCTATCGCCCGTGTTAGTGTGAATGTACTACTTAAAAAATTAGGCGTTGTTGGCATTGTTATTTCTTTTGACATCTAAGCACCTTGTAATCCTTTTCTAAACGACCCGCCCCTTTGTGCGGCTTCTAATACTGCAAACTTAGTCACATCAGCTATTTGTGGCAACATCTTAGATACCTCTGCTCTTACTGTTGGCACTACGCCTGTTGAGAAGCTAATCTGTTGATTGACAACCAATCCACCACCACCGACACTTTTTGAGTCTGCATGATTCATTATGCTTCCAGATGTGTTAGGAACGAATATCTCTGCGCCACGCTCACCTACCAATACTGGTCTGTTAGCTTGTACCGTGCCACCACCCGCACTTTTTTGGAGTGTCGGCATACCGAATGCTGTAAATACAGTATTGAGTAAAGGCTCAATAACTTTTAACTGTAAGAATGTCGTAATGATAGTGCTGACTATTTGTTTTGAAAAGTCTTTGAATGACTCTAATGCGTTTTCACCGTCCATTAAAGAATCTACGAAATCTTTAGTAAATGACATAGATAATTGTGTAATTGATTCAGACAGTTGACCTCTTAATGTATCACTCAAATCATCAGATTCTTCCATAAGACCTTTTATGTGTTCCCTCACTCTTTCAATTTCATCTTGTGTCGTATTGAAATGTTTGAGCAGTTTTTCATCACCACTGATGTCATCAAGCAGAGACAGTTGTTCCTCTAAAACTTTTGAAACATCTTGAGAGTCTTTTACAAATTTCGCGTATTGGTCTGTAAATTCAATGAATTTAGTTGCCACGCCTTTTTTTTCATCAGTTTTCATTGCCGCTTCTGTGGCTCTTATGTTTTCTTCTATACTAGCTATCAGTAAGTTTACGCTCTGTAATTCCATTGCAAGACTGTCCAGTTGCAACATATCTTCAGGACTAAAAGGATTGCCCCCACCCACAATGTCTAGCAAAGAGAGGTTTTTTGCACTCATAGCTCTGTTACCGATTTGTTGCATATTAACGAGAGCGTCATTTTGTTTATTTCTCAGTATGCGCAAATTGTCTTCAGGGTTTATTGCTGTCAGACCAAAATCTGCTAGAGTAGCTTGTCCACTACCCCTTCTTACGAATCTCGCCATAGCACCCGCCGCTTTCCCTAACTGGTCTGCTAAATCTTTAAAAAATTGACCAAATCCGCTTTTGAAAATTGCATCACCTAATTCCTTGAATGCTATAGTCATGTTTGATGTTTTGGTAGAGAGTAGTTCCATTTTTTCTACCATTGCGCCGCCGAATTCCTCTCCGAGTTCTTCCACCAACACCTCAACCATCTTAGCCGCGCCCTCTGCTGTCTTACCAAATTCGCTCAGTTCATCTCTTGATTTTCCTAGTTTCTCTTGCAACATTCCTGTGACATTAATACCTCTGTCTGAAATCATGTTCAGTTCTTCAAGACCCATGCCGCCACCCGCAGACCTTTGTACCAATCTTATGAGCGCTTCAAATGTTCCAAGACTATCCACCGCCACTGATGCTGTATCAGCAAACACTTGTAGCATTTTTTCATTAGGCTCTATGCCCGCAGATTTCAAGGCTATGAATGCTTTTGTTGCATCTTCTACTTGGAATGGGGTTGTTTGAGCAAATTGCAAAACTCTATCCATTGCGGCTTGACCTTGCGCCATACCACCAAACACTTTATTTAGTGATGTTTGTAAATCTTCAAATCCCGCACCAACACCTAGTATTGTTTTTCCTAGCTTTGTGAATGCCCCTATAACTGCCGCCCCACCAATCATTTTTAGACTGCCGACTGCCATCTTTGATTTTTTAGATGTGTTGTCTAATTGCTTATTGACATCTTTAAGCCCACGCTTCAGCTTCGCTGTTTCAGCTTTAATCTCAACAATCAGTTCATCTACTTTAGTAGCCATTAGTCAGGGTGTAACTCCATAAGGTTTTTGAGTTCGTCATTAGTCATTGGCTCATTGTCACTGCTTGCGGCATGGAATTCACTGAATCCTTCTATTGCAGAGTGTACTTCTTGAGGTGAAGCGTTCCAAAATTCAGAGGGTTGCATACCAATCATACCTATACAAATCTCCATGTATCTTTTGATTGGTAGCTTGTCATCTACTTTTACCCCTTTTTTTTTCCTTCTTTTTCCTCGCTATCAGATGATAAAGATTGTGCTATTAGTGTAGACATGGCGGCGGTTGACTCCACTATTCCTGTGTTTTGCACAATCTTTTTTATGTCACTCTCTTGAAAATCTTTACCTCCACCCCTTAGAGCGTACAGTAAAACGGTAACAACATCAGACATTCTTATGTCTGCATCTGCCATTTTGGTAGCGAGTTTTATGATGCCGCAACCTACGGCATCTTCTATTTGCATTATTGCATCAATGGTTAATCTGGCGTTGTACTCTTTACCGCCTAATTTAACTTTAATCTGACCCTTCATTGGATTTGCCATTTGACTCTCCATCTTTAGTTGTTGGCGTTCCCATTGGAACATCTAATTTAATTTTAATAATGTCATCTCTTTCATCAACCCAAAAGTCTTTAACTTTCAAAGACTTACCATCTACATTCACTGTTTCTGGTTTTCCTATCTTATTGGGTAATTCAAGTTCATCACGGCGCATAAAAGCGTGAAATGTTTTATTGCCTTTTTTGACTGTAACTTCTTTCCAAGCCATATACCACCTACCTTTTTATTAAGCAGAAGAGAATGAAATCGCACCAGATGACTCTAGTGCAAAGTTATATGTTACTTCTCCGTTGTGTTCTCCCGCGTATTCAAGGCTAGTCACTTGGAATGTGCCTGAGTATGTACCTAAATCTGGCACTATGAATGAGAATGTTTGGAATGCAGTTGCACCAACCGCCGCAGAACGGAATGTTTGTTCAGCAGTTGAGTCAGTGAATACACCGCTACCAGAAATTGACATTGATAGTATACCGCCATCAGCGAGTAATTCTCTGTTGCCACTTGAATCTTTGTTAGTTATATCTACAGTTTCTTCATTGATTGTTAATGAAGATGAGCGCAGACCCCCTATTGTCGTTGGCGTGCCACTGATTGTTTGTTTTATCAGTACCGCCGAACCTTTTTGTGCCGCCATTTACAATACCTCTCTTTTATGAAGTTCCTAAAATAATTGCACGAAATCGCATGATACCGTGTCTAGTTACCCCATCTGGGTCACGCATAATATCGCTAAACTCAAATCTTAGGTTGATAAGATTGAATCCAGTAACACTTAGGCTACTATCATGCAATAAAGTGTGTATTCTGTCCAATATATCTTTTGTTTCCTTCGCCCCGTCATACCTTGACCAGACATGAATTGTGACTGCTGTGTCCATGCCATCTTGGTCTACAGTGCCATATTCATTGCTCTGTTCCTCACCAATCGTCACAAACGGATAAGCGCTACCCTGTGGAACATCATCAAATATTGAAGCACCGAGTGTATCTGTTAGATTACTGTCACCATTTAGTGTGCTGTATATAGTTGATTGTAATGCAAACAAACCAAGACTCATCTTATAATCCCTTCTTGTTTGAATATCGTTTTGACCCTTCTAGCGCTTTTATTGAGAGCGGGAACCATGAATGGTCTTGCATCCATATTAGATGTTCCAAACTCAAGATGGACGGCGTAATTACCACCGCTTCCATCATCAGCAGATGCGCTGACTTCGCCCACAATACCTGTTGTTGTCCGTTTGACTCTGTTGGTGATACTTGATGCCAATGTACCTGTATCAGATGCGGGCGCTTCACCTCTGGCAGATGCAGTATGTTCCTTTCCACCTCTAATGTATATTCTTCCTGACCTACCGCCACTTAATATGCTATCTCTTGCCACATTAGCTACATGACGAGAGCTACGCTCTATTGCTTTGTCCAAATTTTTAATTGCATCTTTTGTTAGGCGTTTTCTTATCTTTCTTTTGACTTCTGGTAAATTCTTAAAACTCATTCTGCTACACCCTCTTTGCATTGTAATTTCAAAAATCTATCTCTTTCATCAATATTCAATATACTTTTTATAGAAAAGACTCTAGTGCCATAACATAGCCTGTATTTAGTGCTTAAATCGCTTCTGTAGCGCAGTATAACCTCATGCGTTGTGTCACTTGATACTTTACCCTGTCTAAATGTTTCCGTGCCTGACACGGGCTTTATGTTGGCGTAAACGGTTGCTAGTGTGTTGTATGCTCTGCTTCTACCTCCACCCGCATCAGTAGTATCTGTGGCAGATTCTATTTTTACTCTATATCGCATTTTGCCGATAGAGTTCATTATCTAACCTAGTTGTAGAAAAGATGAAGAACCAAGAGCGCTGTGTATCACATAGGGTGAGTACATTGTTTTGACTGTGGGCGGTATGGGTGCTGTAGCTTCATACATATCACCCCTATGCTCATATAGATATGCAATGTGTTGGAGCATACCTAATTTTATCGGCTCTGGTATTGCGTAAGCAGATGTGTAACCCGCCACAAAAACGACTTTGATTGCATTGGCTACTCTTAATGCTGTTGGGAATGTCTCACCTTGCCTTAAAACTATTCTTGCGGGTTCTCTTACATTATCAACAAAGTATCTGGTTGCCGCCATTGTTGTTTCTGTATCAGAATCATCAAATGTGGAAACAGATGAAACACTAACGACTGGCGCTTTTGGTAATGTTATGTAGTTTTTATAATAGTTTAGATAAGGCGCTGTTCTCATTCCTTCCCACAGTGGGTCTTCCATTTCATCAAAACTATCTATGAAAAGACTTAATGTTTGAGTCATCAAGGCTCTATTCATGTGTTCTTCTGCTATCCTTCTCACACTTT